TACGTCCATTCCTTTGATCCGGAAAACTCAATTTAAAGTCTAGAGCTTGACTAAGGTTGGTTCATAACCTGAACCTAGTCGCTCAGCTTTCCCTGAACATGAAGATCTTTGAAACGATTGATACTTTCAGACCAATCATAATTTGCTCAATTTTGTACATCTAGAGCTAGATGTTGCTCAATTTATTAGCCTAGAGCTAGGCTTTGTTCGAACTTAGGATCCATAGGCCGCTATATGCCGGGCCTGATAGAACTCATAAGTTCTAAATTCAAAATTCGCATTACGAGTGCGAGCATAATTTCTTAACTGGTTCGTATAGAAATTAAACTGCTCTCGTCCATAATAAAACATCTCCATCTGAGACGTGTCGATGTTTTGTTGAAGTTGATCTTGATTCTCAACCTCAGACTTTTTATCTCTTATCCACAAAATCATGGAATAAATAGAATCCTTGTCCAAGGGAGCTAAGGTAAAATTGCCCTTCTGGACAAATCGCCTCATCAAAAATTCAACCTCTTCTCTTTGAATGAATGGGCTTTCAACCACGCCTTTGGAGGCCGTAGTATACTCCATCCCAAACATATCCTTACATAACCGAGAAATATTGATCATATTGAAATGATCTCCTATTCCAGGAACTGTTGAAAATATATTGTCATCACCATAAAAAATGGCTTTTACAATATCATTAAAGACTGCAACACTAAAACCACAATCACAACCAGATTCCTTACATTCAACTCTCAGTTTGTAAAAGAATATATGGAAAAGGCAGATATTGACAAAAGTATTTAAGAACCCCGTCAAAAATCCACCAGAAGGATTCATGAAATCAAAGTCATACACATACCTTCCAACAACCAACAAGGGGCAAGTTGAAGAAAGACAACAGTACAAAACTTCTCTTCCATCAGATTTCCAATCTAGTCCCATTTCGCCGCAGCAAAATAAACCCAAAAGGAATCCAAAAAAATAACGAAGACCTGTATCATAGCCTCCATAATCTCCTCCTCCATAATTCACTCCTTTCCCAGAAATCTTTGCCATTAAAACACTCCAATCGAATCCATGCACATTCGTGCCTATTGCTCCCATTGTTTGTGCTCTATGTTCTTTTAACCAAATAATCAGATTTCCAAGAACCATGCGAGTCCATATCATATGGATAAAATCTCCTATACAGAAAATCCTAGTCTTCCCTTCTTCAACTCGAGGAATATCTCGCAATTCATCCTTCATACAAGCTATAGCTATTAATCTTGGTACTTTGCCTTTTCGAACGGCATTTCTTAGATTTTCAACCATCTCCCTTATTTTAGGATGAATAAACTTTGTGTCTAAATTAATTGCATCTTTTCTTTTCATCTTCAGGATTTTTAGACAGAATCCTTCAGATGTGTTTAAATCAATTGAAGCTTGCTTCCCAGGAATACCAAAAATGGCTTCCTCTATTGATTGTTCTTCGAAACGAGGTCGATGAACATTTTCTGGGGGTGCAAAACCATCGCTAAACATACGATAGTTTAAAACTGCCTCTCTTGCAAGCCAACCCGGGATAGGAGTTGACTTGTCGACTGCTCCAAGCTTAGCTTTCCCACGCTTAAAAGGTTCTTTTAACACCTCATTAACATAGGTAGGCTTTAGCAATGCTGGAGCATTTTTTACAGGAAAAACTGGTTCAGAATTTATATCACCCTGAAAAACTGTAGGTACAAAAACAGTTTCACTTGGTAAATAAAAACTCTTAGCCAATTCTCCTAAATATCTAGCTCCATCCAAATGCTCGGCTCCAGAGCTATTGAAAGAAATTTTCAACTCTTTCGGTGCATACCAACCAATTGGCATTTGTGCATCCGAAGAAAGTATAAAAGATCCAGTACTAAAATCAAATCTTTCCTCAAAATCCTCTTGATAAAGAGGACAAAAGAAAGCATCCGTTCCTGTAGATCCTACATGAAATCCTTCCAAATAAACTTGAGAATCAAGCTCAAAGGTTGATATGTAAGGTAACATACAATCCCCTGGCTCTCCTCTCATATTATGTCCTATAACGTAATTTGTTACGGGGACAAAGAGTTTCTTCTTTCGATCATAAGTATTTTCAATATCCTTACGATGACTCAAAGAATAGGTAATAAAATCCTTACCTGTTACAACAAACTGTGTCGTTTTCTCCTTACTATGAAAGAGCTTAAGTCTAACCACACCGTCTGTCGGACACTCCCTATCGCCCATTGGCAAATGTTTTCGAATATCCTTAAATGAAGAACATAATGCTGGATTTATTGTCAATACACAAAAGTCTCGCGACCCTCGTGAATGAGTTGCATCATCCAAATAACGCAAATGTACGGAACTTCGATCAAATGAGTTAGTAATTTTACCCCCAAATCTATCCAAAATTGAAAGAGTAATAAAATCATCACCCATTGATCGAAAATTATGTGAGGTTATCACACAGACAGTTCCATAAACAAAAAAAACCAAACAATCCACTTGTATATGAGAATAAGTTAATCTAACCGCAACAATATTAGCGCTGGCTTTATCAAACCGACTCTTAATATGTTCTGCAGCAGAATTCGCTGTTATTCTCCTATTAGCAACCGTTTCATGATTTCCCTTCGTGATTGAATGTGCATCAACCGACCTACTCGGTACTGTCTCAAAACGGCCCTTAGTATAAGACTGAGGGTTAATTTCTTTGGATAACATCTGAGACTCAACATACTCACTTGCAGTAAGTACAGATTGCTTAGACGCACTCCAGAAGTGAGGAACTAGCATGACTGCCATTGCTCCTACTACTATTGTTCCGAAAAGAACATAATCAAAAACTGGTCTCTCACAGACCCAATCATAAAATGTATTATAAGAATCCCAAAATCTATCTACAATTGTCTCCCATTTTTCAGAGACCCTGTATCTAATCATAAGAGACTGCTCTTTATACATAGTTTTACGTAATGGATCATATGCTTTTCCCTTCATTCCAAAGAGGTCTGTGAAATTATCACTACCTCGATCTGGAGAGAGGGTACATCTATAATGAAGAGCGTACCATGCCAAAAAGAAATATATAAGTGAAGTAATTTTGGAAAAAGTATAACCTCCATATGTACGAAAGACTTCCATTTCCATAAGTGACAGATTAAAGTTCCTTATATTCATTGCCATAGATTCCAAAACTGTTCCTTCATGCATAAGTTCCTTCCAAGCCTTAAGATGAGATGACCTCAAACAAGGTGGCAAGGCGTTCGTACTATCTGAACGCAAACGATTATCATGCCAATGTCTACAGATTTTTATATCTGAAAACATCTTCTTCATATCGTCAAAACCACATCTCAACATCATGTCTTCAATTCGAAACATAAGCGAATACTTCCCTGTAAGATCATATGCCATTGTTGATTGCAAGTCATGAAGAGCTAAAGCTCGTCCATCGATATTCATTCGATCATTCATAACTGAATCTATTCCATATACCTCATTTACTGAATCGGTTAAAACAATAGGGTCATGATCAGGATCCAAATCTTCCTGTAAAATACTCATAATACTTTTCAGCATTTGAGCCTCTGGTTTATCTGAAAAAGAAATGGTTTCATCCATGCCAATCTCACTCGATTCGGACCCATCGTCTCTAATGACAACTTTATAATCCTTATCTATTGGATCTACAATTATTATATTACCATTATCTCCAGAGATCACATCTGGCTGCACTTTTGGTATCTTAAAAACTTTTGGTTTATAGTGCCTTCCAAATTCTATCAGAGTCTTGGGTTTATCTTTTCTATCCCTAATTTCTAAAGTCATTGCACGAACTATTTCTGAAAATGTAAAATCCACAAATCCAGCTTTCTTAAAAATAAGTCTACTTCGCTCATCGTGCAGTCCCAAATGTTCAGAGAGACCGTCAAAATAAGATTCTTCTGAGTTTCGCTCAGGATATAAAACCCTAAGAGACCAAGCTTTGTCCAAGTTAGAATAATTCGGTTGTAAATCAGCTTGCCTAATAACGGTTATAGGAAAAGTTCTCCTCCTAAGTAAAGCATTGGGATTTTCTATCCCCAGTTGACTCGTAGTCCGATCTGTTAAAGCATAATTTGTAGTTGCTACAAACAGCTCGGACCTAAAAAAAGCTTTACCCTTCTCTTGAAAAGCCATATTAAGTGGAAAAACGGATTCCTCCGCTATATTTAAAATTTCTAAAACTTCTTTGGCTTTTTCTTCAGCAGCTTTCACTGCTAGGACTTCATTTTTCTTGCAGCCCCATTGTCCCCAATAACCTTCCCAATAATCTGAGCCTTTTGTACGCTCATACATCTGGGCAGGTGTCCAGGGTGGATACTCTCTTAAACCATAATGTTCCTGTAATTCTAAATAAACGGCTTCTGAAAGA